TTGACTATTTAGGAACTGGAGTTGAATTAGTAAGCGTTGGAACTTCGCTTGTTGGCGACACGGTGTTAATGGAGTTCAATGCTCCAGATATGAAGCAAATTGATTTCATGACATCGATTCAAAAGATGTTCAACCTTGTATTCGTGGCTGACAAGACGCTACCGAATACGCTACGCGTTGAACCAATGGTTGAGTACATTGCAAGCGGAAACACGCTCGATTGGTCGCAGAAGTTAGACTTGTCGAAAGACATTATGTATTCGCCAACTACCGACTTACAAAAGGCGAAATTCACTTTCACCTATACCGAAGACGGCGACTATTTCAATTCAGTCTACAAAGACAACGGACGCATTTATGGACGTTATGAAGTAACAGAAAGCGACTTCGAAGTAATTAACGAGTTTGCGACAGGCGAAGAAAAAGTTGAATTAGCATTTGCGTCGACACCTTCCGCGCCTGTAGAAAATACAGATGTCGTTGTGCCTAAATTCTTAAATGCAGAAGGTCAATTCGTGCAACCTAAACCGCGCATCCTTTACTACTTCGCTGACTTCTTTGTCAATATGTACGACGAAGTTTCGGACACGGTAATTCAAACGGCTGTCAAGTGTCTAAACAACTACTCGACAATGAACGCGACGGTTACGGATAACGACCTAAACTTTGCTCCCGAAGTACCTATTCACACAATCGTTGCGAACCCATACAACAACCTATACAATCGTTGGTGGCGCAACTATTACCGCGAACTATTCGACGGTCAGGCGCGCATCTTAGAGGGAATGTTTGCGCTAACATTAAACGACGTTTTTACGTTTCAATTCAGCGACAAAATATGGATAATAGATTCTTATTGGCGCGTAATGGATATTCAAGGGTACGTCGTTGGTGAACAAGACCTAACGAAAGTTAAACTTATTCGTGTTCTTGACATCGACAACGGCTGCGACATCGTGCCTGTATCTGCTAACTTAGACCAGTCGTTAAATTGGGAAACACCGAACGGAGATCCTGCAACAGTAACGCAAGACTGTTGTGTACGTTTTGGCTACAATTGGAACAGCGCGAAGAATGATTGTTTTTCGCAGCCAAACAACGGAACGCGTTCCTTCATTACGCAACAAGTTCCTTCGTTAGCACCAACACGATTCGGTGCGCCTGTGAGCTTCAATGGTTCAATCACGCAACCAGTTAGAACAATAACGACCGACTACGTTATAACAAATTTCGACAGAATGATTTTCGCAGATACGACGGCAAACGGAATAACTATTTACTTGCCTTCCGCAACGACAACGGCAGGACGTGAATTGATTATTCAACGCGTTGTTTCGGGTGCTAATCCGCTAACGGTACAAGCATACACAGGAGAAACGGTCGAAGGTAGCGGAAGCGTTACGCTAAGCGCAGCAGGTGACACAATAACAATAATAAGTAATGGAAGCGACTTCAAAGGAACATCTACAAAATAAGGCAGGCGCAATGGTCGCCTGTTTAGAGTTCATAAAATTGAACATGAAAAGCAACAGCGAGTTCGGACGCATCGCGAACGGCAAGCGGAAGCTACAAATGTGGAAGCACTACGCTTGGAAAGTAACGCGCATTTCCGTAAACGTCGCCTTTTGGATATTTATTATTTATAAACTACTATCTTAAATGGCGAATACAATAGATTTTAACGTAAGCACCAACGCGGTCACCGTCCTTAATCAGACGACAGACGCAGCGGAAAAGACAGCGAAAGGATTTACAAGCGCGAAGGCTGAATTGCGTGCGCTGAATAATCAGTTATTGCAAATGGATTCTTCAAGCGAGGAGTTCAAAAAAGCATCTGCGCGTGCTGCCGAGTTGAAGGATAACATTTCCGACTTGTCAGCAGAGATTAACGCCAACGCGGGTAACGCTTTTGAAGGTCTTTCGAACAACGTTGGATTATTTGGTAGTCGTCTTATGGACTTAGACCTTAAAGGCGCAGGACAAGCGCTTACTGCAATGGGTGGCGCAGTTAGTCGTATTGATTTTAAGACGCTTAAAGATGAGGTTGGTGGTTTGATTCAAGGCTTTGCAAATCTTGCTAAATCTATTTTAGCCAATCCGATTTTATTGCTTGCTGGTGCTATTGCTTTGGTAGTTATGAACATGGATAAGTTGCGAAAAGCAATGCCTGGTCTTGACGCTGCAATGGGTGGTCTTACTGAAAAAATGAAGGCAGCAGCCAAAGCAAACGAAGCGTCTTTGAAGTCAAGACAATTAGAGTACGATCTTATTATGGCTTCATCAGCTTTGATGAAGGAACAAGGAATGACTGACAAAGAAATACTACTTGCTCAAAAAGAAAAAGCAAAGGTATTACTTGAGCAAAAGAAAATTACAGACGCTCAAAACATTGCTAACGCAAAAGCAGATTTACAACGCAACGAGAATCTGAAAATGGTTCTTAAAGGTATTCAAGAAGTTGGTCTTGCTATTCCTAAATTGATGTCGTTTGTTTTCGACGCTGTATTCGCTAAGGCAAAAGATTTGTTGTCGTATGTTGGTATTACAATAGACACTTCGTTTAGTGCTTACGACACAATAGCAGGCGCGCAAATGGTGGTACTCGATGCAATCTTTGGAAATACGCAAGAACAATTAAGCGCTATAACGGAAATGGAAAACCAAGCGTTGTTAAGTCAAACACAATTAGCCAACACTATTGCTCAAACAGGTTTAGATATCAAGAAGATTGAAAAGGATAATGCGAAAGATGGTGAAAACGCAAAGAAACAAGCTGAAAAAGACGCAGAAGAAGCGAAGAAAAGAGCAAAGGATTTAGCAGATTTTCAAAATGCAACACGTCAAGAAAGATTAAACGATGAAGAAAGAATTGCAGAAGAAATTTATCAATCATCTTTAACAGCACAAGAGAAAGAAATTGACGCCGTACGCAATAAGTATTTTGAGTTAATCACACTTGCTGAGTATTACGGTCAAGATGCTACTTTAATAAAAGAAGAACAAGCGAAAGCAGAAGCCGAAATAAACAAAAAGTATTCAGATGCAGAAATTGAAGCGGCAAAGAAAACAGCAGATGAAAAACTTGCAGCAGAACAAGCCGCTTTCAACGCACGAATTGGTCTTGTTTCAAGTGGGTTAGATTCTTTGGTTGCGTTAAACGACGCATTTACAAAGAAGGGACAACAACAATCTAAAAAACAATTTCAAATTAACAAAGCATTGAATCTCGCGTCTGCTGTTGTAGATACTTACGGCGGTATCAATAGAGCGTTAAACGACAAGACAATGCCTTCAACAACGGCTCGTATTATTCAAGCGTCAATCGTTGGAGCAATGGGACTAGCTAACGTGTTAAAGATTAGCAAGACGGAATATGGAAACGCAAGCGCACCTTCGGGAACAAACATGAGCGCAGGCGGTGGCGGTGATAACGGAACAACAGCTCCTTCACCTACGAACTTCGCCTTCTTGCAGAACCAACCCAACCAACAACCACCGCTTCAGGCATACGTCGTTGGAACGCAGGTGTCGAGCAACTTAGAGGCGCAACAATTAATTCAAAACCAATCTCGCTTAGGCGGTTAAAAAAAACAATATGAAAAAAATTAAAGTAATTGAATACGGAATCGACGACGCTGGTCTGTTGGGCGTGTTCGCGATAAGCGTTGTTGAACAACCTGCAATCGGTGTTGACTTCGTCGCACTTTCAGAACAACACTCTGTAAAATTCAAAGAAGATTTCAGAGGTCTTTTGTATGGAGCGTTACTTATTCCCGATCAACTCATTTACAGACGCGACGACAAGACCGAAGAAGAATACTATGTGAAGTATTCGAAGGACACCATTCGCGCTATTGCTTACAACTACTTAAAGCAAAACATGACCAACAACGCAACGGTTGAACACGCGAAAGTTGTTGAAGGTGTTTCGCTTGTTGAAACATGGATCATTGAAGGCGAAAACGACAAGTCTAAAAACTTCGGCTTCGACCTACCGGAAGGCACTTGGTTCGGTTGCATGAAAGTCGAGAACGACGACGTGAAGCAACAGATACAAAACAAAGAAGTGTTGGGTTTCTCAATCGAAGGAAACTTTGCCGTTGAGAAAGAAATGTACATGAGTAAGCACGACGAATTTGCTGCCATTCTTGACGAAATAAACGAACTTCTAAAAGGCGAGTAATGAATATCGAAGCAGGTGGTTTCCTGAAGTTGGAACTATTCAACGATGACGCTACTCTGTTTCTTAACGCACTCACCAAGATAACGGACGAGAGCGGTAAAATGGGTTTTAAGACGTACGGATTGGACGAAGACGAAGTAAGGGTACTGAACACCATTCTTGAAAATTTAGGATAAAAAAAACGGAGGGTAACTACTCCCTCCGTCAAACCTAAAATCAAATTCAACCTATGAAAAAGCGAATTACGAAACAAATATACCTCTTTTTATATATACTAATCAAACAAACAATTAACAGAATTATGAACTTAAGAGAAAAAGTAAACGCTCTTTTCGCTAAACACAATGTTAGCCTATCTGCTGAAGAAGTAGTTGAGGTGAAGCAAATGGTTGAGGCGATACTTGAGGACGGAACAAGCATCTATTCAGACAGCGACGTTTGGGCTGCTGGTGTTCGTGTATTCGGCAAAGACGCAGACGGAAACGAAGTCGCGTTAATGGACGGAGAATACAAGACCGCAGAAAGCATCATCGTGGTTGTTGCTGACGGTGTTGTGACCGAATTGAAACCAATGGAAGAAGAAGCTCCAGAGGTTGAAGTAGTAATCGAAGAAGAACAATCTTCGACTGAATCACTAAGCGCAGAGGTTGAAGGACTTTTGTCGTTAGTTGCAAAGTTAGAAAGCGAACTTTCAGAAGCTAAAAAAGCGAATGAGAATCTTTCTTCTGAAGTAACAAAATTAAGCGCACAGCCTGCCGCTACTTCTATTAAAGAAGTAAAGCAAGCAAAACAAACACCTTCTAAGCCATATCACAAAATGAGCGCAGAAGAACGTTTCTTATTCAATCTTAAAAAATAAAAAAACAAACAATAAAAAATGGCTACTACAACAAGTTTAACTACGACCTACGCAGGTCGTGAAGCGGCAGGATATATCCGCGCTGCATTTTTAAGTAACGAGTCTTTGGCTGCGGTTACAATCAAAGAGAACATCGAATACAAGCAAGTTGTTCGTCGTTTAGTTGACGACGTAACTTTCGCAAATGCTACTTGTGACTTTACAGCAACAGGAACGGTAACACTTTCCGAGCGTATCTTAACACTTGAAAAATTCCAAGTTCACAGACAATTGTGCAAAAATACGTTTTTAATCGATTGGGAATCGCGTTCAGAGCAGAACAACGAACTTCACGCTTCTTTGAGTGATGCTTTAATTGCTAACGTAATGGCAGGTGTTGCAGCACGCAACGAGGTCTTGATATGGCAGGGTGTTAACGCTAACGCTGGTGAGTACGCAGGTTTCGAAACTTTGTTCTTGGCTGACGGAAATGTTCTTGATGTATCTTCTCCTGAAGCTATCACTTCTGCAAATGTTATCGAGGAAATGGGACGTTTAGTTCTTACCCTTCCAACGCGCGTTCGTCGTGCAACTGAGAAGCCTGTTATCGCGGTTTCTTCAAACGTTGCTGAAGCATACAGAAGCGCAATTCTTGGTCTTGGTGGTGGTTACTACTTGTATCAAGGAGAATCAGTTGTAATGAACTGGCAGGGACAGTATGACGTTATCGAATGTCCTGGTATGTCTGACGACACAATGGCTTTCTATCAGAAGTCGAACCTATGGTTCGGTACTAACTTGTTAGACCAATGGAACACCGTTGCGCTTTTGGATATGTACCAATACGACCTTTCTGACAACGTTCGTTTCGCTTGTTCTTTCTTCGCAGGTGTACAATACGGTTTCGGTGACGAGATTGCATTCTACCAATATACTGCCTAATCAATACCATTCTAACCCTTGCATAATAGAGGTAGCGGCATAAACACCGCTCCTCTTTTGTGCTAATAAAAACATACAAATATGGCATGTGAATTAAGCACAGGTTTTACACTCGATTGCAAAGACGGCATCGGTGGAATTAAGCAAATCGTTTTGTTGGATCAAAATTTAGTTACAGGTATAACCTTAGACGGTTCTGAAATAATCACAGCAATTGCTGGTCCAACAGATGCAGATTTGTATACTTACGAATTACCTACTCAAACAGGATCGTTTGAAGAAACAATCAACTTCAATCGCGATGCGGGTACTATTTTTTACACGCAGACGGTGAACATCATGTTAAACAAATTAACCGCTGCAAAGCGTCTTGAATTGCAAAGCGTTGCACAAGCTCGCGTAATTGTTTTTGTAAACGACACAAACAACAATTGGTGGGCTGTTGGTTATGAGTACGGAGCAGACCTTTCAACAGGAACAGCAGGAACTGGAACTGTGTTGGGAGATATGAATGGCTACACGTTAGCGTTCACTCACGAAGCTGCAAAGCGCGCTTACAAATTGAGCGGAACACCTGCTTCAGTTATAGCGTAATCAAAAAACTTTTACACATAGAGGAGCAACGCGCTCCTCTGTGATGTAATTTTAACGTAAAGGAAAGATAGAATGGTTTATCTCAACACAAACACAGCGAATCAATACGCGTGGCTTTCGTTAGACGAAGGACGTGCCTATTTCAACGTTGCCTTTACTCATTACCTTCTTGTCATGACTTACGAAATGACAGGTGAACAACTCGCGCAAGTGGTCGAAGTAATAAACGAGAACGAACGCGTAACTAAAATAAGACTTACAACAGTTGGTTTGGTCGATGCAGGACGTTATCATTACGAAGTTTACGGACAAAACAGCAGTAGCAATATAGATCCTACCAACGCTTCCGTCGTTGGTTTGATTGAGAAAAGTTTAATGATACTTCAAGACGGAACAATTTTCTTTGACGTTTCTTCACCGACAATTCCTGTCGATGTAATTTATACAGGCGCATAACATGAGCAACATACAAGCAATAAATTTATCAGCATACGAACCAGTTGAAGCAATTGAAAAAGAGAATCGCGCGGGTTGGATTGACTACGGTTTCAACAATTTATTTCCGCAGCACCTTATAACGCTTTACTACAATAGCCCTATTCATAACGCGTTGACGAACTCAATTGCTTACATGATTGAGGGCAAAGGTACCGGTACGATTCTCGACAACGCTTTACAAGGAATTGCTTTCGACTTAAAGTTGCAAGGTTCATTTTGTGCTGAGGTGATATGGTCGTTGGACTTCACTCGCATTGTACAAATCAACCACTTGCCGTTCGAAAATTGCAGACTTGCATACGACAAAGACGAAGACGACATTACAGGAATTTTCTATTCAAAAGATTGGGCTAATACAAGAAGCAAAAAAGGCAAACCCGAATTTATTCCCGCGTTCAATCCATCCATTGCGCAAGAACAACCAAGACAAGTTATTTACGCGCACGGCATGATGGCGGGAAGTTCGTACTACGCGAAGCCTGACTATTTCGGTGCGTTGAATTACGTTGAGTTGAGCTATCAAATGGGAATGTACCACGTCAACAACATTTTGAATGGTTTATTCCCTTCATTCATTATTAACTTCTTGAACGGCATACCGCAGAAAGAAGAACGCGAAGCAATTCGTCGCGAATGGGAAACAAGATTAAGCGGTGCAAGCAACGCGGGAAAGTTCTTGATGACTTTTAACGAAGATCCTTCACGCGCTCCACAGATTCAAGACTTCCCTTTGTCGGACGCTGATAAGCAATATCAATTCTTAAGTGAAGAAACAGCGAAGCAAATTATGGTAGGACACCGCGTTGTTTCACCATTGATTCACGGCATACGCGACACGACAGGCTTCGGTTCGAACAAAGACGAAATGGTTGTTGGTTTAGAGATATTCAACAACCAAGTAATCAAACCATATCAAAGAATCATCGAGCGTGTTTTCACTCCGATTTTGGGAGAAATAAACATTGAAATGAACTCGCCATTCAACGACGAAGTTGTTGTTGTTGAACCAACGGTGCAAACTGCTGAATTAAAAAAAAAAGTAGTTGCTGCTGAAAATGATTTTTCAGACGAACAAGGTCGTGTTTGGATTAACGCCCTAAAAGAGAAAGGTGAAGTTGTTGATTTGAACGAGTGGGAATTATTGAGCGAAGAAGACGTTACAGATCCACACAACGAAGCTAATTTCAGACAAGAATACATGAGTGTTCGCGATTACGCAAACGCTGATGAAAGGTCTCCATTTGGCGACACAGGGCTTTATAAATTACGTTATGCTTACTCGCAGAATTTGAGCGAAGACAGTCGTGAGTTTTGTCAAGAAATGGTCGGTTTATCACAATCAGGATTGTCATTTCGTTTTGAAGACATTGAAAAAATGAGCAAAGACCCCGACATTAATCCAAACTTCGGACCAGGCGGTTCAAACACTTACGATATATTTATTTGGAAGGGTGGCGCGTTTTGTCATCACTTCTGGAAGCGTCAAATTTATATCAGAAAAAGAGATTCAAAAGGTCGTGTACTTCCAAACAACGGACTTGAAAACGATAAGCGCGTAGGTAATAATCCATTTGTACCACAAAAAGGCGCAGAAGGTGTTGCGCCAATTAACACACCAAGCAGAGGTTCAATTAAATACTCATAAAAAATGGCACTACAACCCGAAGTTCTACTTATTGACGAAAACTATATTAAAAAATATACATGGATTAACGGTTCAGTTGACCCTCTTTTGATGTATCCTGCTATCTATTTGGCGCAGGACAAGTACGCACAACTATATCTTGGAACTGACCTTTACAATCGCATCAAAGAAGACGTTGTGAACGACGACATCACGGGCGCATACGCGACGCTTCTAGACAATTACTTGCGTCGAATGATAATGTGGTGGACGATGTACGAAGTGTTGCCTCATTTGTACGTTAAAACCGACAATGGAAGTTTAGTAATTCGCACAAGCGAAGACACTCAACCTATCTCACAGACCGACTTGCAAAACTATCGCGATCAAGCGCGTCAACAAGCGATGTTTTACACGCAGAGAATGGTCGACTTTTTGTGTCAGAACTCGAGCGACTTTCCAGAATACACAACGAACACAACAAACCAAATTTGGTCGCAGACAAATGTTTATCCGTCGAACGCTTTCGAGATTAGCGACGGACGTGACAGACGACCATACGAATACAGAAGACCGGGACTTGGATGGATTAGATAACTAAAAAATAAAACATGGCTACAAGGGGACGAAAGAAAGACATGGTAAAACAAAAGATTTACGAAGAAAAGTTTCGTAAGTATTTAGTAAGAAAAGAAAAACAAATAAAGAAGTTGTCGAATGAAAGTTAACGCAGAAGGATATTCACTAATCAAGAAGTTTGAAGGTTGTCGATTGAAGGCTTATAAGTGTCCTGCTAACGTATGGACGATTGGTTTCGGAAACACTTTCTATGAGAACGGCGACCGCGTGAAAGAAGGCGACGTAATCACGCAACAACGCGCTGACGAATTAGCGAAGTTTATCATTGACCAGTTCGCCGTTTCAATTGCACCGTTCATTTTGCAACCACTCAACGACAACCAATTTAGCGCGTGTGTTTCACTTGCGTACAACATCGGAACAAGTGGGTTCAAACGTTCGTCTGTATTCAAGAAACTAAACGTCAACCCTAACGACGCAACAATAGCTGATTCTTTCAAACTTTGGAACAAGGGCGGTGGTGTTGTATTGAAAGGTTTGGTTCGTCGTCGTGAAGCTGAGATACAACTATACTTCAAATGAACACAGAAAACGAAATTACTTTGATACACGAACAATTACAGGGCATGGATAAGAAGATTGACCGCATCTACAACGTGTTAATCGGTGACGACCAGATGAAAATTGAAGGTCTTGTTAGCAAGGTACAGAAGCACGACAAGTATATTCAGAACCAACGTCTTCAAGTCGCTCGATTGAGTGGTATTGCAACCGCTGCTGGTGTTATTGGTGGGTTAATCGTTCAGTTCATTGTCAAAGTTTTATGAAGGAGTGGTTGGTTTCGATGTTAAGTAATTGCTCGAAGGTTTCAAGTAAGCGTGTTATTGCTATATTTGTTGTCATTAACCTAATCGTTTTTAGTTATGTGGCTACGTTTACACACTACGTTTGTCCTATTGCGATGTACGACACGCTCGCATTGTTGACAGGTGGAATGTTTGGTGGCACTGTGATTGAAAAGTTTACTAAATCAAAAGCAAATGACAAAGGAACTAACGACAGCACGACAGATAGCAGCGGAGATATGTAGTAAGTTTTCAGAAACACCTACGCTTACCTTAGCGAAAAAGTTGTTTACTGAATATCCTGAAGTCTATAAAGACACCGAACACGCGAGGTCTTTCATTCGCACAATTCGTGGAAAGAATGGCGAATTAAAAAGAAAAACCACAATAGATAAAAAATTGTTCGAAGAAAAAACACGACCACTCAACCCATTTGCACTTCCAAAGTCGTACGCGAAGAAACGTAGACACGTTGAAGTGAAGGGAACGAAGTTCTTAATTCTTTGTGATTTGCACTTTCCTTATCAAGACAACGAAGCGATTGAGTGCGCTATAAATGAAGGGATAAAACAGGGGTGTGATTCAATTATTTTGAACGGCGACGCATTAGATTGTCACATGATTAGCGACTTCGTTAAAGATCCACGCAAAAGAAAATTCAAAGACGAACTTTATTCTATTCGTCAATTCCTTGCGTCGCTCAGACACACGTTCCCAAACGCAAACATTTACTACAAAGAAGGTAATCACGAAGAAAGATATTGGAGATATATGAGCATCAAAGCACCTGAGTTATTCGACATTGACGCGTTCGACTTTCCTTCGCTTACTCATTGCGACAAGCACGACGTGAAATGGATTGACGGAAAGAGCAAATTGAATATCGGTAAGTTATCTATCTTTCACGGACACGAATTTGGAAAGCAATTCCTTCCGTCTGTCAACGTAGCGCGTGGTTTATTTATGAAGACTAAGGTGTCCGCTATGTGCGGACATCACCACCAAACGGCGGAACATAGCGAACGTGACGCAAATGGTAAGTTCATTACTTGTTGGGGTGTCGCTTGTTTGAGTGAACTTTCGCCCGACTATAACCCCTATTCCCGTTATAACCACGGATTTGCAATAGTCAACAAAGGTGCGAATGGTGCTTTTAGCGTTCACAATTACAGAATACACGAAGGAAAAATATTATGAACAGAAATATACTCGCAGCAATACTGTTGTTTTTCGGAACATCGATTCTTTGGTTGGTGTTGTGTTGGAACATATGGGGACGAAGTGTTGCAAAAAATGCAACAACTGAAATTCAAACGCAGGACAGCATTATAAATTACAACGCTGGAGAATACCAAATGCTATTAGAAGAAACACTTGAACTAAAAGAACAACTTACATACTATGAAAACTTGCAATCTTCAACCAAAGTCACCTATCGAGTACGTCGTAATAATGTCTTTATTAGGGATACTATTACTCGCATTGATGTTATCACATTAGTCAACTCCTGCGATAGCGTTATAGCGTCCGATTCGCTTATAATCAACAACCTCAAAGAACAATTGAACATCGAAGAAAGAAAGATTGACAACTTGCAAGAAGTGGTCGTTGCTTATGAACAGAAGGAAGATATTTTAACCGAAGAAATAAACACTCTAAACGTTGAAAAGAAAAAGTTAGACAAACAAAAAAAGCGCAGAAACCGCGCCTTAGTTGTTAGTTCGTCCGTCGCTATTTTGTCGACGTTTGTTCTTGCAATTTTACTTTAGATTCAGGAATGTAGAACTTCATTGAGAACTGGATTGCTTCGCTTAAAAAAATGTTGCGACTATTCTCTCCACGTTTCTCGTCAATCTCGTTCCACAGGTCTTTGTGTAAGTATACACAGATTCCTTTCTTAGTTTTGCTCTCTGCCATTTTCTTCGTTGTTTTTAGTCATCATTGAACCTATCATTAAAGCTAAATATATTTTCTCTTTCGCGTTCAAGTCTTTGCGTTGTGAAAGTTCCAGAAGAATGTCTCCGAGAATCTTGCCTTGTTGAAAGTATGTTGCAATTGAATTAACGATTTCTCGTTCGCGCTCATAAGTCATTTTGAGCGTTTCGTAAAGTGGTGTGTTTTTCATTATGCTAAATTATTAAATTGTTTTTATCCTACAACATATTGTCCATAACTTGGATTGAGTTCGAAATACATTCGCATCATGATAGCGTCTGCAACGTCTGGTGAAATACCTTCGCGGTTCTTGATAACGTCTTTGGGGGTTACCATAAGTTTACCGTCAACGTCTGCGCGGTGTCGTTTAATCATTTCAAGTTCACGAACGATTTGTTCTTTGCGCGTACTGGATAAGATTGTTATCTTGTTTTCTTCAACGTACTGAGCAAGTTTGTAATAACATTCGCTCTTTAAGTTTTGGTATTGCGGGTGCTTTGGTTTTGATCCGTTGACGAACCCCCGACATTTTAAGAAGTCAACCACACCACCACCCACTCCGTCTTCGTCACATACTACGTCTTGCAATAAAATTGAGTGTTGTTGACAGGTTAAACGAACTTTGTTTACTACTTCGTCCAAAGCGGCACGATTCATTTCAATTACGTCAATGATAGTTAGACCTTCCCAAACGCAGATAATCGTTCTATCCTTACCGAAACGAGCAATATCGGCTGTTATGTATTTCTTTCCTTCATTGATTACTTCATTGCGGAACATTCGAAGAAGATTCTCCGTTTGAAATAGCTTGTCGCTGTCGTCGTCGAACTCCCAGTTGCCTTCCAAAAGTCTTTTCCTGTCGTATTCAGGAAGTCTTCTAAGAGATTCAATGTAAGCAACAGGAAGGAACGGATTATCTTGCGGTAACGCTTGAACAAATGCGCGGTGTGAAGGTAGTTCGTTCCTGTTGTTCTTCATGTAAAACTCATTATACAACCAACCCTTCGACGGATTGCAAGACAAGAAACCTTTTGGAATTAACCCGAACTCGTTCAATTTGTAACGGCATCTGGAGTGAACAATGCTGACCGCCTTTGCGGTTACTTCGGAGCATTCGTCTATAAAGTAGTCTGTGATTTCTAACGAACCAAGACTATTGAAGTTAACGTCCGAAGGGTAAGCGAATAAGTCTTTCAATACTATCTCACTTCCGTTGAAGAATTTTATCACGTTGGATTGTCCGTTGAAGGTGTAGTGTTTATTCGCTATCAATCCAAACTCCTCAGCGGTTTCAAAGAACGTGTTTAAGGTCGTCTTTTTCAAAGTGTCTAATTTGCTACGTCCAATTAACGAACGTGTCCCTGCGTACTTCAAACGACGCTGTATCTGCCACATACAACCGAACTTCGTCTTACCACCTCCTGCCGCACCACCATAAAGAACTTGTTCAACAATGCTATCGGTGTTCAAGTAATTTAACGCTTCGATTTGACGCGGCAGGTAGTTTGGTTTGTATGCCAAAATAATTACTTACTTTTTTTAAGCTGGCTTAAATACCAAGATACCGATTTACGGTTTACTTTGTTTTCCTGGCCTTCAGATAATTGATTGCAAATTTCAGTTAAAGACTTATTGTCTTTGTTAAGCTCCATTAGGCGCTGTTTAAGGGATTGTTTCATGTGTTTAAGCTAAATTTATATGGTTGATAATTAATTACATTTTTAGTGCTTTGTATGTTGTTTGAATATATATGTGCATTGCCAATAAAGAAAGTAATACTATTCAATGGCAAATCAATTTTTTTTGCTAAAACATACATTTGATAAATGTCAGACGGCAAACCTAAATTGCTGTCTGCGCTTCTTTGATAAACAGTTAAGTCTAATTTGTTATTGCAAATTTGAAATTGTATAAGGGATAAACAAGGCAGCTGATTTGTTTCAACTTCAGAATCTCCTATAAACAAAACATAATTTTTTGAATTTCTTTTTTCTAGGTTTATTTTATCAATCAGCTTTGGCAGCTTCTTAAAATATTGCGGATAGGAGCCAACAAATTTTGGCAAGCAATAATCCCACCAGTGTATACCTTGATCTTTATATTTTGCAATATCGTCTTCGCCTTGCATATAAAGGTCTAATTCAATTTCTAATTTTTGTTTGGCAACTTTGTATTCATTAAATAAGCTTATTAATTCTTGCTCGCTCAAAGAAATTGATTGATTTATTAAAAACTTAATATCACCTTTTTTATTTTTTTGCAATTCGCCATTTTCTAGGATTGACTTCAGAAGTGTGAAATATTTATTCATAATGCTAAGATAATAATTTTATGCTAAAATTTGTTTTTTTAAGTATAATTTGTACAACTCACGCATACCTTCAAAGCGAATCGATTCCTTCAGCAACATTCTTTTGCGGTCGCTCATGCGCTCAACCATTGATTGAACTAGCTGTTGTTCGAAGTAAATGTTTTTCTTTGCGTTTGCTTTGCACAACCTGTATTCTTCTTCTGTAAAGGTGTCAGTGGTTATGATTTTACTTTCTTCGAGCCAACGCATAAGCGACACTGCCCGAATCTCAATGACCGTATATTTTCCTTTCTTATAATTGTGTAAGTCTTCTGCTAACATTCTTCTCCAGCTGTCGTCGTTTATCGCCATTTCTTTTTCTTTTAATTGTTTGTTTTGTTCTTCTTTTGATTCTGCAATCTCTCTCTGAATTTGCAGATTTGCTTTATCGCGATGTGGTTTGTAAGCAGTTAACACGTCACCAATAAACGACACACTCAAAGCTCCAAAGTGTTCGCATTTCTTTGACAGTTCATTCGCAGCGTTCAATTCAAACGCAAGGTTAAAGTGTTCAAACGTCACCCACCGAAAATGCTTACCAATGAACTCATGCAACATTTGCAACAGTTGTGCCTCTGGAAGCGCGATGCCGTACATAGCGCAAACCTTTGAGCATAACTTTACGAACGCAGGTAGTTCGTAGTCGGCAACGAACGCGCTTTCACGCTCTGCACGATCAATCCTTTGTATAGTTGTGAGCGTCGTTGTAGATGCGTTGCGCAGCATCGGAATCGAATTTTCCATTTTTGATTTTAGTGTTTTGTTGGTTTGTAGTTACAAAGGTAGACAAGTCCCACTTACGCACCGCTGCCTTCCAGTCCTTCATTTGATTGCGTCCAACCTTCCAACCGTTCGCTTCGTAGTGTGCATGAAATTTCTCAGTGAACTTCAGCGCGTCGTCGTTGCTTAGTTTCTCACAGGCGTAGTCGAAGATTTCAACAACCGTTGGTTTCTTAAATGGCGACTTCTTTTCTTTTGCGATTAGCGTTGGTGCGCTTGGAACGGACAAGCGAATAAGTATGTCGTTTATCTTTTGTTCTTGTTCCTTTATTTGCGCTTCGAGAATCTCGATTCTCTTTTTGAGTTGTAAAATTAACATCATGTTTTTGTTTTTTAGTTAGTCCCAACCTTCGCCTTTGTAATCGTCCGCGTCGTCCCATTCTTGACAATCGGAACAAAGTTCAATCTCTCCGTCTTCGTCAATTAGTTTGTAACCATCTTCGTACTCCGCAAGTTGTTGGTCTTCGACTACTTCAGCCACTCTGGAGTGCATCAATTCCTCGTCGCAGTTTGGGCAAAATGTTAAATCTGATTTCATTTCTTTAGTTGTTTTTTAAGTTTGATTTCTTTTTGATGTTCTAAGTGGTCGACAAATTTAGTATAAAATTTCATAGGTTTAGCATAACCCATATCATTTAAGATAAAACAAATACGTTCAACATTGGCAGCGTAGTTCTTATCACACTCTATCTGCCAGCTTACTTGCTTTACTCCGTGCATAACGGTAGCGTGATCCTTGCCGTAATGCTTCCCAATTGATTCATAACTTTGAAGATAGCAGGGACGGATAAGAAAGAATATTACTTGTCGTGCGGTTACTATGTCGCGTCGTCTTGTTGGTGTGTACAATTGCTGCGAAGGTATTCCAAGAACAGAACAAGTAATATCTTCGAGCGCTGACCAAAACATTTCACGTTCGTTCTCCAGTTCCTGTTGAATCTTTATTTGCTGCGTCGTTAATCTTTCGTATCGTGGTGTTAACATCAACCACAATGTTTCGAAGCGTTCCATATGCCTGAAAGGAATCATGTCAATCATCTCTTGTCTAATCTGCTCGTTAGTCATTTTCTTCGTTTATTAATTTGGTTGGTGTAAAGGTGCTAAATACTTCTTCGCGAGACAATCCTGTGTGAAGACAAATGTTGTTGAAGTCTTTGATTCTCATTCGCTCTGGATGTGTAACGTAAAGTCGTGCTGTTGGATCGCTGATGCGTAACACGTTCTTAAAGTTAGCCATTGTCTTGAAGTTAATCTTAACAAGGCGACCGAACGGAGTTGAATATATTTGCTTGTTCATAGTTTTTATTATTAAAGAAAAGATACTTGACCATTATCAGGGTTTACATTCATATACTGACCGCCTTCTTCGTTTCTTAATTTTCTAAATTCAAATTTATTAATATGTTGAGGGTATTTTTCAATAAAGAATCTTGCGTAATAAGATTGGTAAGCATCGTTTATCTTAAAGTTTTTGTCCGAACTTTCTAAAAACTCGTGCCATCTTATCCAGTTGATTATCAATTTTGCGCTTATCTTGTCCCTTCCTTTCTTTATAGCTTTCCACGCTTGGTCTTCAAACGCTTCGAAAATATGAGGGTTTTCTTTATTGAACTTGTTAAACCCTTCTCGAATTGAATATCCGTTTAATTCTTTGTAGTTCATTTGATTGTTTGGTTTTAAGATTAAGAGAGGGTATATTTCAACCCTCTCATATTAATTTAGAACGGCATATCGTCCGTGTCGTCCGTTGACTCAACTAAACCGCTTTGTTCCAGCATTGCTTTCGCTTTGTTGATTTGGTCGGCTGCACGATCTAAACGTTGGCTAAACTCAGCAGACGAACTCACTTTGTTTTGTAGCCACTCTGGTAGCATCTTAAAACGCAAGTCGAAGTCTTCGCTGTCGTAGTCTAAAAGAAACGCTGCGTTCACCTGAGGAGGACAAGTCATTCCTTTTGCAAGTGGCGACGCTCCCTTCAAGTCAGCATAGTTGCGCCCTGTGTTCGCTGTGCGGTGCATTACGCTCACCATTGCTTCTTTGCCTAACAAAGTACCAATGTCGAATTTGTTTGCTTCAGCATCGCTCATTGCCTTACCTAACCATGATTGAACGAAGGCTCGTAAGCCACTCTTTTCGTGCATTGATAAAGTGAAGTCGCGTCCGATTGAGAATGGTTGTTCACCTTTACCAAAGTCAGCCGTTTCAAGGGGTAGTTCGAATACCAAACGCACCTTGTCTACAAGTCTGTCTTCTCCTTGAAAAGTGTCAGGAATAGTTCCTATGTGAATGATTTGGTAGCAACGTGCTACGTGTGTTCCTGCGGGTACTGTTTGTCCTCCGCCGTTGTTTGTTTGTTGGGCAATGATGCTCATGTTGTTGTTGTTTATTTGTTGTTGATTTATATAAGATTCAAATTTGTTTGCGAGTTTCGCTTCTTCATTTTGCCAGAACCATTCGTTCTCAGACATTTGTTCTTCCTCGCTTATTCGTTTATGATAACCCATTATACTTTTTCGTCAAACATTTCTGTGTCAAAGTGAAATGATATTCCGTCCTTTTCAAGTCTTACAAACTCAAGGTCGAAGTTTGGTTCATCTTTTCTCCAGAAGCGACCACGCAAATGAATGGTGTACATATTGTCTTGATCGTCAATAAATACAAGGTGTTGTTTTTCATCAACGTCAAACCATCCTGTTTCTTCTTCGTGGTAGTTTAAAGCAATTGATTTGATTCTTTCGTTGAGCGTGTTCATATCATCTTTGGTAAAGCAATAAGAAACGCGTGGGCAATAAAATGATTTCATAGTTATTTGATTTTAGTGATTACAAATGTATTCAATTAAGTTGTCGTTCCAACGCGCTTCGGAAAGTTTTTGACATTTCTCGATGTTGTCTGCGACCTCGTTGTGTGTTAGGTTGTAAGCGTTTGCTGACGAGTAAACACAAACAAAGTTAGATTTCTTTTGTTGGCTCTGGTAGTTCCTTCCAATGCGACGTATTAAGTTTGAGGAATACTCGTTCAAGTTCTGCAATTCGTTGGTCGCACAATTGATCCCGAGAAGGTGAACCGCTCTTTTGATTACCGTAGTAATTTTGTGCGGTAATGATTCCGTCAACAAGAATGTGTACTTCTTCTTCAAAGAGAAAAATTGATTTGTAAAAATTGGCTCTTTCATTGTTCATTTGATTTGTTGGTTTTAGATTTCTTTTGATAATAATATTTCTTCGCGTGGAATGGTTGACTTGATTCTGTCGTAGTCGCGAACGGCTTCTTCGTATATCGCGTAAGTCATGTACAAGCCACCGTCGACGGTTATCTTGTAATACATATCGGTTAACGTCGTTTTTTGAATTAATTCTACTTTCATTTGTTTGTTGTGTTTGGTTGTTGTTCTAAGATTCTTGTTTGTTCGTCAATCGTTCCTGCGATTAACATTCCTGCGAATAGGATTGCGATGTAGAGTAGTGTTTTTTTCATTTGATTTATTTGATTAAGAGAAAGAAATTATGTTTTCATTGCAAATACATTTTCCATTTGGAAATTTGTTTGACTGTACTTGAATACCGCCTTTGAATTTGTCTACTACAATTCCGCTTTCAATAGATTTTGAAAATGTACCATTTACTAATTCAATAAAGTAAAATGTTGCGATGTCGTTTGTTGTTTTCATTTTGTTTATCTTTGTTTGTGTTGTTAATTGTGATACAAATATATGCTAAACTTTTGAATACACAACAAAAAAATGAAAATAAATTGAAAATAATTTCTAACTGATTGAAAATGAACGTGAAAACTTTTAAGAAAACTTATAAAAAAAGTGTTGTAAAGCGTAAAATAACACCCGAATCTGAATCGAACCAACAAGAAATTGTAATAAAGTACCTTCGCTTAGCATATTCCGACGCGTTGTATTGCGCTTCAGCAGGTGGAATGAGAACAAGTTATCTTCAAGCGATCAAAATGAAACGTACCGGTTACGTCAAAGGGTTTCCCGACTTGTTTATTTACGAACCACGCGGAGAGTTCTTTGGTCTTGCTATTGAGATGAAGAAAGAAAAAGGGGGTGTCGCATCACCAGAGCAGAAGCGTTGGCAGGAACAATTACGAAACAGAGGGTATTGTTCCTATATTTGTAAGGGAAAGGACGAAGCTATTAAGATTATAGATGAATACTTTAAGATGTGACACTTGACCACTACATAGAAGGAAACTATAAAAAGTTCAAAGAACTTGCGAAGAACATTTCGCGAGGCGAAGATTACTACGAAGATTTGCTTCACGATTCTTTGCTGTCTATGTTTGGAAGTAAACACATTGAAAACCTAATCGACACAGGTGACTTCGAGTTTTATCTAATACGCGTTATGTACTTAGCCGTCAACAGTCCAACGTCGCCATTTTACCGTCAAACAATAGCGTGGAACAGAAACAGACGCGACTTCAAAGACTACGCTCACGAAATAGATAAGACTTGGTTGGGCGCACGCATGACGAACGAACAACTGGACATTCTAATTAGCCGGTTAACCGAGTTCGAACGTCTTATCTTTCAAGAATATATCTTTGAAGGTTTCACTTATCGAGAATTTTCGAAACAAACTGGAATACCAACCGTATTCTTATACAGAACTATCGATTCAATCAAAACTAAAATAAGAGCAAATGTTATTCGCAAAAAGTAATGAGTACAAAAGACGACTTGAAATTTGTCGCACCTGTAAATTCTTCGAACCCTCAACACAAAGCTGTGGCCCATTGATCGTGGGTGGCGAAGTGGACGCAGAAGGAAATGTATTTGAAACAAAATACGAAGTGTTGTTCCGTCGCAAATCAATTCAACTTTGCGGTTGTGTCATGCCTATCAAAGCAAAACTCGCCTTTGCTTCTTGCCCAGCATCAAAATGGGAAGGTGTTCTTTCAATGGAAGAACAAATTGAGTTTAAGCGTTTCCTACTCGATATGAAAGCGCAAGGACGTCTTGAGCAGAAAGATATGTTGAAGTTTTATTCGTTCAAGGATAAAGCCACAGGAGCGTTTAACGAGCGTTCAACGTGTCCGCCTTGCGTGAAGAAAGACATCAACATCTTTCTCGATTCAATGAAGGACGTTGATGTTGATTTGAACAATTAAGAACTGAAAACTTTAAAGGCAACCTTTGAAGCAACGAACGTATATTTGTATAGCCAAGCAATGCGATACTACCCCCTTTTATTTTTGCTTGGCGGCTGAAATAATTGGGGGTATATTTTTTTAAGTAAATGAAACAAACTGGATAAGAACAACAACCGCCTTCGTAAGTCACAGCGAAGTAATCAATGACTAAACTTGCAATACATCAATGCTTGGAACGTGCAACTGCCCTTTTAAGGGCGAAGACAGTTTGTTTTTCTTGGGGAGACTTTTTCTTTTCTTTCTTTTTCTTTTACCTTTTTCTTTTTCTTTCTTTTGTTTTCTTTGCACATTTAAGACAGTCAATAAGTTTAGTGTCATAAAAGAAACAACTGAAGTAAATTAGCACAATAATATATTTAACTAATATGAAGACAATAACTGTTAAGATTAACGAAGTAAAGTCCAACCCGAATAACCCTCGTATTATTAAGGACGATAAATTCAAGAAACTTGTTGCTTCAATAAAAGAACTTCCACAGATGCTCGAACTACGTCCAATTGTCGTAAATGAAGATATGATTGTTTTGGGTGGTAACATGAGATTGAAAGCATGTAAGGAAGCAGGATTAAAAGAAATACCAATTATCAAAGCATCTGAATTGAACGAAGAACAGCAACGCGCTTTTATTATCAAAGACAATGTTGGTTTTGGTGAATGGGACTGGGACGCGTTAGCCAACGAATGGGACGCGGAACAATTGGACGAATGGGGTTTGGATGTTCCTAACTTTGAAGGTGTGGAGTTAGACGCTGTTGAAGACGACTTCGACGCTCCAGAAGGAGGCATTGAAACGGATATTGTAATAGGCGACCTATTCGAGATAGGCGAACACCGTTTGTTGTGTGGTGATTCAACAGATAGCGATTCAGTAGCTAAATTGATGAACGGAGAGAAAGCGGACATGGTTTTCACTGACCCTCCTTATGGGGTTAGCGCAAGCGGTGGACGTTCACAAACAGTTGAAAGGGATAATATAACTAAAATTGCAAACGATGATTTACGCGGTGGAGAACTTCAACAATTTATAAGTGATGCACTTTCAATAATGCCAATAAAAGAATCAGGGAGTTTTTATGTTTGCTACGATCAAAAAACACAAGTGGAATTTATTAGCGCAATTAAAGAAAACAACTGGAACTTCAAACGCACTTTGATTTGGAATAAAAATGTTTTTGGATTAAGTGGCAAAAAAGGTTACCGACCAAAATACGAGCTTATTGCTTTTGGTTGTATTGGTGAAGATTATAAATGGTTTGGTGATAATGCGCAAGCAGATGTAATTGATGTTGCAAGACCAAGAGAAAGAGAAGGAAACCACCCAACACCAAAACCAATTGAACTAATTGAAATTGCATTAAAAAACAGTAGTGAAGAAGGAAACTTAATTACAGATTCTTTTCTTGGTTCTGGAAGCACAATGGTTGCAGCGCACCAACTAAACCGCAAGTGTTACGGAATGGAACTCGACCCGAAGTATTGTCAAGTGATAATAGATAGAATGTTAAAACTCGACCCTTCGTTGACCGTAAAACGTAACGGTGAAACGTATGCTAAAACAGAACAATAACAGAATGAGCAAAGAACATTTAATACCATTCAAGAAAGGCGAAAGCGGTAACCCCAACGGACGACCAAAGAAATACGTTTCGTTGTTGAAAGAAAGCGGATACAAGCTGAGCGAAATTAACGACACCATTCAGGCAATGATGGCTATGGATATGGACGAACTGAAAAGCGTTTGGGACAACAAGCACGCAACGATACTTGAAAAGACAATCGCAAACGCAATGATGACTTCGTTGAAGAAAGGTTCGTTATATTCGCTGGAGACATTGTTAAGCCGTGCGTTTGGTAACCCTAAGCAAATGACTGAGCTGACAGGAGCCAACAGCGAACCGATACAAATAATCATAAACGACAAATTATAACCACCAATTCGACAAAACACCGAATGAGTAAAGCAAATTTAACATTTGACCTTGACGACAGGGACGATCGTATGGACTTCGAGCGCATGATGAAGGCTCGTGATATGGCTTCGTTACTTTGGGAAATTGAAATGAATGGATATCGCAAGTTTACGAAATACAATGAGCGACAGGAAGGCGCGTACCAAGAAGGCATTGAAGAAGTGTTCGAATACTTTCGCGCACTAATGACTCATCACGAAATCGACGTTGAACAACTAATCGTATAACAATGGCTGATATAACAATGTGCGAAGGCATCAACTGCAACCAAACAAACACGTGCTATCGGTATCTCGCGAAGGCGAACCCATATCGACAAAGCTACTTTGAAAAAACACCTGTATTAAAGGACGGTGAATGTGAAATGTTTTGGGACGTGCGCGAAATCAAATCAAGATGAACGCACTCGACTGGATGTTTCAAGAATTATGGAACACCCCAAAGGACAAATGGGAGTGGAACGCTATATTGAACAAGGCGAGGAATATGCAAAATGAACATAACAAACAAATGAGCGAAAACAAATTAAACTTCTTACGGTCACAGATTGCAATGTTCCACCCCGAATGGACGAAGGAACAAGTACACATGGAAGCTATACGCGTACACAACGAAGCAAACACAATCGACAACGACGACGAAGGGTGTCTTTATTGTGGTTCGTAGTCAACAAAAGAATCTGAATTGTAGAAAATAAACAACAAACAAATGAGCATAAAAGTAAGCATACCAGCTGACTATTCTTCAATCAGCGTCAAGCAATACGTTGACTATCACAGCGCGAAGAACGACATAGACAAGTTGGTGTCAATTAGTAACCTACTGAAGGAACAGGCGGAACAGATTCCCTTCCAACACTTGCCGACCTTACTCGCAGCGTTTGAAGGAACGTTGTTGAATGAAAGCGCGAAGTTCTTTGAGACCATAACAATCAAGGACAAAGACTTCGGGTTTATCCCTGACCTTTACTCAATCTCAATGGGCGAGTACGCGGACATTTCAACCTGGGCTTCGGACGTGTCGACGAACATGGTGAAGATAATGGGAACGCTTTACCGACCAATAGACAAACGCGTGGGTTCGAAGTACACAATTGTACCACACAGCAAACAAAACAGAGAACTTGTTGAAGGCTATGTTGAGCAGATGACGCTTGAACAATTCAACGGTGCGATGCTTTTTTTTTCGACTTTGCTCAACGAACTAAGCAACACTTCGCTAGATTATTTGGAGAACGAGGTGAAGAAGTTGACACAGGAATTGACGGAGCAATTGAAGACCGAGACAACCTAAACCAAGTGCTTGGACGCTATGGTTGGTATCATTTGTTTATGGAAGCCTGTGGACGCGACATAACAAAGTTGGACGCAATTACGGAAAAAAGTGCTTGGGAGATATTTACATTTATGACTTACCTAATAGATTACAATTATGTCGAACGTACAAAGTTACAACGCGCTCATAGATAGATTCCACGCATTCGCGTCTGGTCACTTTATTCTCAAAAGATTCTCACACGGACAAATCGAAGTTTCGGACTTAGAAAAGTTTGGTGAATATCCATTCATGCACGTTGTGCCTTCGAACGTTACTTACGCGAAAGGTATGAAGACGTTCTCTTTTCAGATTGTCCTTGCCGACTTACCACGCGATAAAGAAGACAAACCCGAATACCAACGCGAAGTATTAAGCGACCTTCAGCGGATCGCGGAAGACTTGGTTGCGGAAATTACAAACCACCGAATGTTGTTTGGTGATTTAATCACAGTACAAAACGTTTCGTTAGAACCGTTCCTCGAAGAGTTTCAGCATACGTTAACAGGTTGGACGATTAGTCTTGACCTTCTTGTCCCTTACTATTGGGACGCGTGTTCTATTCCTGCTGAGTGGAACGATATGTTCGAAAGCGGAAGTGGTGGCACAGGTTCGATACTAACGTTTATCGATAGTATTAATCGCGACAACAACGGTAACGTGTCACTTGTCAACGACGAAGCAACACCAGCACCGAACTATTACTACGGAACGGACGACGAAGGGGTGCGCGGTTGGTATCTTTTAGAAACAGGTGGCGGTCTAACGTGCGAAACAATAGGCGACTGTCAAACGATAATTGACATTGAAGCAGCCATTGACGCACTCGAAGAAGAAATAGTTTTGAAGGCTGACATAACAAGCATAAGCGCGGTTGGTTTCTCAAACGATTACAACGACTTAGACAACAAGCCAACCATTCCAGACGTGAGCGGTTTCGTTCCTTACACGGGCGCAACGCAAGACGTTGACTTGGGTGAATTTGAATTGAAGGCGGGACAAATAGAGTTCGACCAAACACCAACAGGAACAGCAGGCGTTGCAGTCATGCGTTGGAACGACAGCGACGGAACACTTGACTTAGGTCTTAAAGGTGGCAACGTAACTTTACAAGTAGGACAAGAAAGCGTTTTGCGTGTTGTCAATAAGACGGCGACAAACGTCAATTTACTTGAAGCAAATTATCAAGCGGTTCGTGTTACAGGTGCGCAAGGGCAACGATTGAAAGTTGACTTAGCGTTAGCCACAACCGACGGATTGAGCGCGGAAACAATCGGTCTTGTTACCGAAACGATTAACAACAATCAAGAAGGGTTTATCACAACGAGCGGACTTGTTCGCGGTATAAACACAACGGGAAGTTTACAAGGCGAAACGTGGGCTGACGGAGATATACTATACCTATCTCCAACAACGGCAGGCAGAGCAACGAAAGTTAAACCTACCGCACCGAATCACTTAATTATACTGGGTTATGTTATCCACGCTCACATCAATCAAGGGAGCATATTTGTAAAGGTTGACAACGGCTACGAGTTGGACGAATTGCACAACGTGAAAATCACTACACCTGCGAATAACAACGTATTAGCTTACACGTCGGCGACTGACATTTGGGAAAACAAGACGGTTGCAACGGCACTCGGTTACACTCCTGAAAACACAGCGAACAAACAGAACTCGTTAGCAGTAGACGGAACAGGGGTAAAATTCCCAACTGTTGACGCTGTGAATAATCTTTCAATGATTGATAGAGGTAAAAGAGTAGTGTCTTTCTTTACTGATTTTTTCGGTAATAGTTTGAATATAGATGGTTTAGTAGTTAATGTTTCAGGTGGTACAATTTCTACGC